GCGTTAATAATGGTTATAATTCGAGCAGTGGAAATGGTAAGCCAATGGGAGTATGAAGATGAAATTTGAAAATGCCGAAGTTTTTAATTTTGAAGGAGCTTTCCGTGGGATGCGTAACCCTTTAGAGAGCTGGGCTAAAAGTGATAGTTATATGTGTGATGAAAAACATTGTGATGGAAGATGTCGTATGGAAGATGAGAAGAATTGTAATCAGCCTGATGGATATCGTATAGGTAAAAAAGATTTAGACTTAGCTCAAAGGCTGATTAAAGGCGGGCCTCCGCACTCTAAATTCCTTCGTCAAATCTTTGTGACAATCGACCTCACCTGCCCGTTATACCTCTGGAAGGAGCTGGATACCTACAAGATAGGAACAACCGCGAATTCTACTAGTACAATGCATAAACTAGCTAGTACACCAATAACTAAAGAATGTTTTGAAATGGATGATTATGATTCTACTGTAAAACTCTATGATATGGAACCATGGTCGCCAAATATTTATATTAATGAAATTTGGGAAGATTTTATCCATGATTTAGAAACATTGCGTAAAAAATATAATGAAACAAAAGATGTTAGATATTGGAAGGAATTAATTAGACTTCTTCCTGAAAGTTGGCTACAGACTAGAACATGGACAGCTAACTATGAAGTACTAAGGAACATAGTCCATTGGCGCTCAAAACACAAGCTATCAGAGTGGCACCAGCTAGTGGATTTTATTAAAACTCTGCCTTATGCAGAAGAATTAATTTTTTATAATAATGTCCCCGAGTAGACAAAAATAAAAAATTATGATATAATAATTATATAAAGTTAAGAAAAGAAAGGATTAATTAATTATGAAAGACAAAATGTTAAATAGTGTAAAGATTCAGGGATATGTATATGAGCACTCACTTGAAATTAAGAAAGTAAAGTCAGAAAAGAAATCCGATGGAACTCCTAATCCTAACTTTGGAAAGAGTTACATTGGTGGAAAACTTAAAGTACAAATTGATGAAAATAGTCAGAATATTGTTGAGGTTGACTATACTTATGTAACTCCTACAACTAAGAAAGGATTAGAAAATAGAACTTATACTGCACTTAGTACAATTATCACAGAGAATAAGACAGTTCTTAATAGTGGTAAAGAAGGCGCTATTAAAGTAAAAGTAGACACAAGTCTTGACCTTAACGATTTCTTTACAAATAGAAATAGTGGAGAATATGAACTTGTTTCCGCAAGAATTTATAGCGGCGGTTTTGTTACAATTGTGTCATCTATTGACCCCGATGTAGTAAAGAGAAATAAAGTTGAAGCAGATATTCTCTTCACAAAGGGAATTGAGCATGAGGAAGATACAGAAAATGAAATTCCTCGTTATCTTGAACTTGAAGGTGCAGTATTTAACTACAAAAAAGAAATTCTTCCTATGAAGTTTAATCTTTATAATCCTAAGGGTATTGATTATATGCTTGGTGAGCTTGAAAATGGCCCTTGCTTTATTAAAGCATATGGTCATATTAATAATGTAAACACTTCTGTAAAAATTGAGGAAGAGTCTGCATGGGGTGAACCTATTGTTAAAGAAATTTCTCGTACAAGAAAAGAAGTTGTTATTGATAATATGGCTGGTATTCCTTATGAATTTGGCGATGAAAGCGCAATCACAATTGAAGAAGTGAAGAAAGCTAAAGCTGATAGAGAGATTAAGCTTGCAGCTGAAAAGTCAAAAACTATTGAGTATCAGAATAGCAAGAATGAATTGCCTTTTGGTGATGCTCCTGCTGCAACAGCAACTACAACAACTGTTAAGAATGAGAGTTTTCAGTTATTCTAATATAGGAGGTAACTAAAATGGCTATAGATTTATTGGCTATCCAGCCTCATAAAGTATCTAGAGACTTATCTGGTTATGTTACCTATCTATATGGAGCAGCAAAAACAGGCAAAACTACATTAGCAACTAGGGCAGGAGGAGCTCTCCTCCTTGCCTTTGAAAGAGGTTATGGAGCATTGCCTGGAGTATTCCCCGTAGATATAGCTTCTTGGGGAGATGTTAAAGCAGTAGTAAGAGATTTAAAGAAACCAGAAGTTAAAGAAAAATTTAAAGTGGTTATTTTTGATACTATTGATATAGCAGGTGAGATGGCAGAAAAATATGTATGTACTCAGAATGGAGTTACCAAAATTAGTGAAGCGGGCGCTTATGGTCAAGGTTGGAACTTGATGAAGCGTGAGTTCTCTGAAACTGTTAGAGCTATTACTAGTCAAGGCTATGCAGTATTCTTCATTTCACATGAAAAAGACAAAGAGTTCACAAGAAAAGATGGAACAAAGTATAATCAGATAGTTCCTTCTTGCGCAAACAGTTTTAATAATATAGCAAAAGATTTAGCTGACATTTATGCTTATGCTGAAAAGTATAATGATAATGGAGTTGCAAAAGTAAAACTTATTCTCCGCTCAGTAGATAACTCAGTAGATACAGGTAGTAGGTTTAAATACATGCCTGCTGAATGTGAAATGAGCTATGAAGCACTTGTAAAAGCTATTACAGATGCAATTGATAAAGAAGCAGCTGAATTTGATGGAAAGTTAGTTACAGATGAAAGAGAAACTGTAGACATCGTTCAGAACTATGATTATTCAGTAGAAATGAACGAATGTAAAGATGCCATTAGTAAATTAATGACAACAGATGCAGATAAATTTGGCCCACTTATTCAGCAGATTATAGCTAAATATCTCGGCAAAGGAAAGAAAGTTTCTGAAGCTACAATAGACCAAGTTGAACTTATTCATCTAATTAACATGGAATTAAAAGAAGATTTACTTCCTCTACTTTCAAAATAATATATGATGCGGCGGTTGCTAATGCAGCTGCCGCATTTTTCTTTTTATAAAAATTATGTTATAATATTTATATAAGACTATATAAAGGAATAAATAAAATGGCAAAACATATAGTAAAGTGTTCAATTTGCGGAGAGCAATTTGATTTAAACTCTGTTCAAGGAGTGAAAACTTCTAAAACAAGATATGCTCATCAAAGCTGTTTTCCTAAAGGAGAATTAGTGCCTATGGTTACTTCTAATAAAGTTTCTCCTGATGAAAAGGCACTCACTGATTATATTAAAGAATTATATGGAAAGAAAGCAAATTGGGTATTAATTAAAAAACAAATAAAAGATTTAACAAGTAAAGGTTACACATTAAAAGGTATTAAAACAACTTTAGTTTATATATATGAAGTAAAGAAAAATGATGTAGAAAAAAGTAATGGCGGCATCGGACTTGTTCCTTACTGTTACCAAGAGGCCTACGATTACTACTACAATATCTGGCAGGCCCAGCAGCGAGCAGAACAAGGAATTGAAAAAATAAATCATGCGGTGACTAGAGAAATAGTTATTAAGCCGCCTAAGCAAGAGCGCCGCCACCATAAACTGTTTAAATTTTTAGATAAAGGAGATATTGATGAAAACTAAATATATTGATACTCCTGCTATTGTTCAGGTAATAGGAAATATTTTTCTTAATCCTTCATTATTAGATTTAGAAGATAAATATTCTTTTAATGAAGATGACTTTCCAAATGAGTTTCATAAGATAGTATTTGGTTCAATGTATAACATATGGCATCTTGGAGGTAAATCTTTATCTCTTGAAACGATAGAGGATTACTTATCACAAAGACCAAATAAAAAAGCAATATATGACCAGAATAAAGGTGGAGAATATATTCTTAGTTGTAAAGAAAATGCACAAACTCAATCTTTTGATTATTATTATCAAAGATTAAAGAAAATGTCTTTACTTCGTGGTTATGAGTCTCTTGGAATGGATTTAAATTTTATTTATAACCCAAATGAATTAGACGTTAAGAAGCAGCAACAGCAAGAAGATTGGTTGGATAATGCTACTCTTATAGATATAGTAAAAAAGATTGATGATAAAATAGATAATATAAAATTAAAATATGCTGATTTGGCAGATGAAGAATCTGAACAAATGGGCGAAGGAATAGAAGAGCTTATTGAAAAATTTAGAGAAAACCCAGAAATTGGTTATCCTTTGTTCGGTCCGTATATCAACACGATAACCCGTGGGGCTAGGCTAGGTAAATTCTATCTTAGGTCAGCTGCAACGGGAGTGGGCAAATCTAGAAGTATGGTAGCAGATGCTTGCTATATAGGATGTAACCAGATATGGGATTTAGAAACTGAGTCTTGGAAGAGTACTGGCGTGGCTCAACCCACATTATATATAGCAACAGAGCAAGATATAACAGAAGTCCAAACAATGTGTCTTGCATTTATAAGTGGCGTTGATGAAGAACATATTTTAACTGGTAATTATTTTGCTGGTGAATATGAAAGAGTTAAGCTAGCAGCACAAATTATTAAAGCTGGTTCTTTATATTTTGAATCTATGCCAGATTTTAGCTTGCTAGATGTTGAAAACACAATAAAAAAGAATATTAGAGATAGAGGCGTTATTTATGTTTTCTTTGATTATATGCACACAAGTATGAAAGTATTAGAAGAAATAACGCGGCGTTCAGGTGGCGTCCGCCTCAGAGAAGATAATATCCTTTTCATGATGAGTATTAGACTAAAAGATATATGTGTGCAATATAATGTATTTATACTTTCGGCAACTCAATTAAATGCAGATTACGTGGCTTCTGAAACCCCAGATCAGAACTTACTAAGAGGCGCGAAGAGTATTGCGGACAAGATAGACACGGGGATGATTATGCTAGAAGTTACACAACAAGACCGAGAAAAATTAGCTCCAATTATCCAGAATAGAGGCTTTGCAGAGCCAGTTATTAA